GATCCCCGCAAACCCTACGGATGCGGGGCCAGGTTCTAAATACCGTTGTGGAACCTAGGTGATTACACAGTTCAAACCACAGCGGCATTTAGAATTCTATTGTCTACCAACTAGATTGATATTTGAACGCCCACTCTTCGGGGTATTCAGTTAAAACCTTTTCTAATTGTTCTATAGTATCTTGAATATCACTAAAATAGTATTCATTGTATTCATATGAACCAAAGAAGAATCCCTCTTGGACTGGTAATAACTGAGAGGCCTCTTCTCTATCTATTAATACAATCTTACAAGTATCTAATAATAATTGTAGTTGTTCTCGTGACACGTAGTAGTCACCACAGTCGTCCTTACCATTTTGAACGTGGTCCACAAACCATTTATGTATTTGATTTGCTTTTCTCCAATAAGCAACTTGAACTTCTAGTGTTGCAGTATCAAGTGCAAACGGTGCCTCTTGAACTAGTTTATTATATAGTTCTTGATTTTTAAAACCATTGAAAGCCATTTGTCTTGCTGTTAGATACATATCTAATCCCATTTATTTTCCTTTTCTAGTAGGGTTGGTGAGCAGTTTATACCCATGCTCAGGGGGTTGTCAAGAGTGGGGGCTAGGCGATTTGCAAGCCCCGACCCTTGCCTTTGGCTACCATGTATATGGAAATAATATCCATGTGTATGGTTGTGCCAAATCTATAAGTATCTACTTACAGATTGGTAAGTTGAGGTTGAGACTACTTCCTCATCTGACATGCTAAGAACACGAATTGCATTTTGTATTTCTGCAAGTCTGTCCTCAAAGCCACCAATATAGTTGCGACCATATCCTTGTGATTGAAAGGGTGGCTTAGGTGCTTCTGGTTCTACTGGCATCTTATCTCTTGGAACTTCTACTTCAACATCAACTCTGATATTGTCGTCATTGTGCCAAGCATTTCTAATAGATATAGTTTTTTGTTTATCTTTTACTGAGTCAAGATGAGCATAAGCAATTTTGGCTACTTTGTTTTTCCACTCAGCGTAGTCTGTTTCATGCTTACTTAATAGCAACTCATAGTTCATTTGTTGGTTTTTCATTTCTTCTACTTTTACTTCTAATGCTTTGATAACCTTAGTTCTGGCTACCTTAACATTTATCGCTTTTCCTGCCATTTGATTTCCTTTGTTAGTAGGGTTTTACAATCTAAACATAGCATAAGTCTGGGATTTGGGCAAGACCCCTCTTAACCTTAATAGGTGTGATGTTCGTCACACGGGGCGCCCGCCGATCCAGGAAACGGGGTAGGAAATTAATTTTTTCTAATTATATTAGCGTCCCTATTTTCTTTTTCCCATTTACTATCTACTTTTATACCTTGAATAAATCCCATAATTAAACCTATTATAGGTAATGCAAAAAAGATTATTAGGAATAGTATTACGAATATCCAGAATAAAGTTTTCAATATACCCCTTATTTTTTAGTAGCAGAGAATAGGATATTGTTGCGACCCACTACGCATTGACTACATTTTACACATGCAGAGCCACCTTTGTCAATAAGAGGAATTTTCTTATTATTCTCAGGACATGGAATACCCTTGGCATTAACTAGGGATAGTAATTGTTCTTTACCCATAGCGAATGTATCTGCAAGATATGCTAATTTTATTCCATGCTCAACAGATAGCACTTTAGCATTATCAACATTTTCACTATCAGTAGAATAATATAAACTTAGATTAGGTAAGTCTTTAAGAATTAAAGCAGCAGACTTTACTCTTGTATATACCCAAAATTTTATGTCAGGTTGTTCCTCAATAACTGAACGCCATGCGTGTGTGTAGTCATCATTAAAGAAATCGCCATCCCAGTGAATACGAAATAACATTTCAGCATTACGCTTAACACAATCTTTTTTGAAATCTGCTACCATGTCGGACAATAAATCGAACATAGTTATTCTGTCAGCGTCTTTTAGTAATTCCCAATTATGCAATAGATTAGCCTTGACTGCCTTGTATAATTTTTCTAGTTTTCCTGCATAACATACTTTCTCACATATGGATGTAGCACTAGGGCATGAATAATTTTTTCCAGCAGGTAGACCAAATGTATTTTGAATTAAACTACCATTACCAGCATTATTAACTAGGTTAGTAACTTTTCTATCGTGTGAGCGTTTTAACTTATTCATTTTCATCCTTTAAGTAGTCTTTCCATATCTTAGCATTAGATAGTCGTTTCTGTCTATCTTTAACTTTATTTTTATGTATGCCACTAGCACCCGAACGCCTTAGTCCTTGCACATGGGCTACTTTTCTATCCTTGTATGTGTTACTCATATCTTAAACCTATCATATCGGGCTGACAAAGTCAACGATCTTAAAAGGGACAGATCGGACAGGGGGCGCCCCAGGTGTGACCAAGGTCACATGCCTATTGACTTGCACTTGTCAGTCGTGTATGATAAATTGGTATCAACAACAACGAAAGGAAGCAAAATGACACTAATCCAATTAGGTCAAGAACTCACTACAAAAAATAGTGGGGTTAAAGGCGTTGTGCAAGAAATTGTGCAAAACTCATCTGGCTCGGTGAGAGTTCGTCTTGATGTCAAAGGCAAAGAACGCTGGACAACAGTCAAGCCTGAATATAAGATTGTTCAAGTAGCAATCTAAATAAAACTTCCCAGTTTAGGTTTAATTCATTTTTCCTAGACTGGGAAATCTTTTTCTTAAACTTAATAGGTCCGCTACGATCCGCGGGGCGCCCCCAAATTTCGGGGTAATTACAAAAGTTTCTCTTTATAAATTAAATACCATACTACACCCAGGAATATAAATCCAATAATAAACATTTCCATTAGTCGTTCCCCCATTTAGTAGTTGCTAATTCAATTAAAGTGCTATTCTCTATATCATTTAGAAATAACATTTGTAGGTTATTTAGAAATGCTTTTCTGGCTTCCTTGTTATCTAATAGTTGTTCCCATATTTCATCTGTCTCTACAAATTTTTTCATTGTATTAACTATGAAAGTTTTTTCTTCTGCTAACTCATCTATTAAATCTTGAGTTACATCTTTATCAAATACTTCTTCAACCATTTTGTGAATTGGCTTTTCTTTAGGCACTTTTTTCTCCCGATAGTAGTAGGTCTATGTTTCTAACCATTTTGTCACAATGCTCTGACAATCTCATTATTTCTTCATTATAGTTAGTTTCTGAATAAGTTGCAACTTCTTGCAATTGGTATCCAGATGTTTTTAGTTTGCCTTGAATTGTTTTAAGTAAATCTATCCATTGTGCTTGCATTAGTTTGCTCCCTCGCAATCAGCACACACTACACATCCGTCTGGATATATGTGTCCACCATCTTCTTCATAGTTTATCTCACTAAGACAATTTATGCAAATAGTCATTAGTATGCCATGCAATCGTGTCCGTCTAATAATTCTGACGCATCTTCTTCAAATAATAAATCAAATGACTTATTACACTCTCCACATGTTGCTTTCATTATTTTCTACCTCCATAAATAAATCCAAATAAGAACATTGAAACACTTACGAGTATAGCGATTGCTAGCCAATCTGTCCATAGTAACATTATGCTGTCACCCAGCCCTCTTGCTCTAGTTGTTCTCTTTTAAGTAAGTGAGACTCTGCTAGTTTTCTAGCCAAATCCCATGCACCATCACAACGCCAACTTTTTATCATTTCGCCGTCAAGGATTACACTAGCATACTTTCCGTCTTTGCTTTCCATTGTCCACAAATTGACATCATAGAATTTTTGCATGTCGCCAAATTGTGTTATTGTTCCAGCCCACCATAGTTGAGTTGAATTAGACACTTTGATAGTCCTTTCTATTTTCTATTTCGCTTATCTTATCATAGTAGGCAGGGTGATTTCTTCTTGACCAACACACCTCACACACTACTTGAAAGAATTTTTTATCGTTATTGCATATTTCGCATTTAGCCCAATTAGCCATTTATTTTCTCCTTTACTATTAACTCAAAGTCTAGCCCACATGGCAGACAAAGAAACCAATCTTTTTCTGATGATGTAACAACTTGGTATTCATCACAGAATAAACACTTGATACCTTTCATGCCATAACCTTATCCATGGCACAATCATAGCAAAGGGCATATTTATTATCGTGAACAGGGGTATTCATAGGAATATCTGTTTCACATCTCCAACATACTAGACTCATTATTTATTCCAACCATTTCTATTTATGTATCCAATTAAAGCGTCATGAGTTACTAATGACTTTAGTGTTCCAAGCAGAGCGTAGTCTGCAAGGGTATTATCGTTATATTGTGCACTTAATTCGCTATGAATTAAATCTAGCATTGTTTCTTTATCCATTTTTATATCCTTATCTTTTATCGTATTAAAATACTAACATAGGGGGCTGACAAAACCTGCATTGGGGTTAGGTGTGTCTTAACTTAAAGGTGCGACACGCCCGATCGGGGCGCCCCGCGTGTCGGTTTGTTTTTGTCGGGGGTACATGATAAGGTAAAACTAACTACAAACAAAGGAAATAAAAAATGATGACTAGACAACACTTTGAAAAGGTTGCTTCTTTACTAAAAGAATTTAGAGATGAAATTCCTCAAACTACTTTTGAAGAAATAGTTTTAGAATTTGGAGATTTATTTTTAGCAGAAAATGAAAGATTCAATGACGCTAAATTTCAAGAGGCATGTGGAATTACTTGGCCTACGTTTGTGAGGTTGTAAAACCTGCATCTGGGATAGTCGCATCTTAACTTAAAGGTGCGACACGCCCGATCGGGGCGCCCCGCGTGTCGTCTTGCTTTTGTCATAGGCTCATGATAGTCTTTAATTAAATGAAAGGATATAAAATGAATAACTGCTCTTGCGATAGTGGCTATATGTGTCGTTCATGTGCTCGAGATTATAACTAATCGCTGCAACCTGCATCTGGGATAGTCGCATCTTAACTTAAAGGTGCGACACGCCCGATCGGGGCGCCCGCGTTATCCACAGGTTACTAACAATGTGGATAACTTTATTAACATATACGGCGTGTTGCTTGTTGATAACCCTAAATTTGTTCATCTTCTGTTCATCTTCCGTTCATCTAAATAGGTCAAAATTGTCAGACCCCTATTATAGATTGAAGATATATAGAAAGGAGGTATCCAAATGAGAGGATACGTTGAGGCCCTAGAGGCTTACGAACAGGATTTACCTGCAGGCGTTGAGGTCGATTACGATAAGTTCGACAAATGGTTTAGAGGCGACTCTAAATAGCAAAAGTCTCTAGTGAGCCTAGCAAATAAGACCCGAAAGGGTATGAGCCTAGCAAATAACCTAGAGACACCTCCCCCACCTAGCAAATATGTCGGGGGTATATGATAGGTTTAAGTTATACAAACGAAAGGCAATAAAATGAAGATATACGGAATAGTAAGAGATTATGAAGGATTTGATTTTGATAATTTCTTTATAAATAAACAAGATGCAGAAATGTATCTAATTGAAATGCTAAAAGATTCTGGTAAAGAAGATTACGCAGATGAATATCAAGTTCAAGAAATTGAGGTTAAATAAATGAATACAATATCTATAACTAGCAAATTAAATGACGGATTAGAAGTGCCGTTTATTTACGAGATAGACTCTATCCAAAAGGCTCTAGAGATTATCCAAAATACAATAGACCTAGGTGCAGAAATTACGGGGGTAGAAATTAAATGAGTAACCTAGTAGAGGCTACATGTTACAAATGCCAAATACAATTTGATATATTGGCTAAATGGTATTCTGCACCTGCACTATGCTACGATTGTGCTATGGATAAGGCAGGGTACTAAATGAGTAAATGCTATAAGTGCCATGAAGAAATACCCTTTAACAATATGAAGATGTTGTGCTATGATTGTGATGAATTTTACATTAGCGAAAATGATAGGTAGGAAAATAAAATGACAGAGCAAGAACAATGGGAATTAGAACAATTTCTAAATCTTGAAATTGACTTAGCATATGAAAGGTCGGTAGATAAATGATATCTATTTACTCTAAGACATATTACAGAATAGAAACTATTAAGTATCACCTATCAAATGCATGGGATAGTGTTAAGTATCATGCATCAAATATAGTAGATGCAATTAGATACGCTGATGATGATAAGTGGGCAGCACTAGCATTAGTTACTACATGGGTACTATGTGCATGGATTGCGAGTGTGAACTAATGAGATTAACACAACGAGGAAAATATGTAGTCGTTATTCTTTACACTATGGTGATGACTTTATTGCTAACACTAGTATGGCAAAAGTATGATGTCGATTGTGTTGATAAGTACACGGCCGATATTCTTGCTACTCAATTTCTTTATGGTCAAGGAATAGATGTAGACAGAGCACTAACAGCAATCTACAACAATGGTGGCTGGGAAAACATTAACGAATTAGGCGAGGTAGAAATTCTATTCCCTTGTTTAAAAAACGAAGGGCTAGTATAAATAGAATTAACTAACTCTATTAAATAGAATTAAGTGAGTGCATAGGATAAAACAAAAGTCTTATGTGCTCACTAATTATTTATGAAATAATTTTTAAAAGTACGCATCATACAAATCAGCAAAATATTCAGATTTTGTTAAAAATGGGTTTACAATAGATCTTAGGATCTAGTAGGGGATACGCTCCCTTAGAACCAAGACCCCATCCTCTGCCATTGGCACGGTGGGGTTATTTAATTCCCTCATAGTTTGACAACAATATTAAACCTGTGTATAATTGGGGGGGTAGGGGGGGTATAATACCAACTAAAAAGAAATAAAAATACTCCTACAAAATAAAGTAATATAATGGGTATAAATGAATCCTCTTGATTATTTACTATTAGGAACAATGTTAGTATTTGCAATAACATTATATATCTATAGATGACTAAAAAATGCATATGGTGTATGCAAATAAAAAATATTTCAGATTTTAGTAAATATAGCAAATCCACTGATGGATATAGATCTCAATGCAATACATGCATAAATATATCTAAAAAATCGGGTAGAAAATGATCCTTGATTATTTATATTTAAACCTATGCGTAGCATCAATTATAATTTATATAGCCTATAAGCATATAAGATAGATCATATGTAGATATCTTTATACCCTTCATATTATATTTATATATTTATAGCATATAACACCTGGCTTTTGGTGCTATGGATGCATGGATATGGGGGAGATATAGGGTGTACATTGTCGCCAAAATTAAGTGGGCAGTAGCGAGGTGTTTGGTGTGGACGCCACTGCCCTGGTTACCCACTCGGATATGAAACCGATCAGAATGACACACTTTTGTGTCTTGGGCGAACCCTAAAACAATTATATACGAATATTACTCATCAGTCAATTAATTTACTTTATTGAGTCTATCTCGTTCATCTATAATTTCGAATGCCCATTTAGAAACGCTTTCTTCCATACCCGCGAAGTGATGCCCGCAGAAATATAACTCGCCGCTTACTCCAGTGGCGCGAACGTAGGCCTGTGCCGAACAACGGTCACACCTGTCGACTGCTGTTAAATAATATTGAATTTCTTCTTTAGTTTTAGGCATATTCTAATTATATCGTTATAAATAAGATAAGTCAATGTTATAATTGTTATTACAATGGAAATGAATCTTTTGTCTACCCTCGCCGAAACTTGGCAAACCTTAGCAATTATCGGAGTTGCAATAAGCGTAGGTTATGCTACCGCTAGAAAATTTGAAGGACTACTTGGTAAAAATAAAAAAGGTGATACCGTAGTAGAAAGATTAGAAAAAATCGAAAGACATATAATGCCTAATGGTGGCTCATCCATGTCAGATAAAATAGATTATATCCGCCGAGACCAAAACAAAATGAAGAATGAACTTTCTCAAATTTCTGGAGAATTAGAAGTAATTAAAGGCATTGTTACTGTAATAGTTGACAAATAGATTTGGTATAATGAAACTAGAGAACCCTTTCTCTAGGAGTGTGTCCATATGTCCTTGACCCCAGGACGAGTAAACTTTGTATGTCCGCAAGGAAGTACCTTTCGCAAAACCGTTACATATAAAATAGACGATGTTCCAGTAAATATAACTGGATATACATCAAGACTACAAGTAAGAGAAACACACTATAGCACAGACACAATTACATCCTTAACTTCTGGAAGTGGCATAACCCTTGGTGGTAGTGCGGGAACAATTGACATATTAATATCAGCAAGTGCTACTGCAGCATTTGATCCAGGAAATTGGGTATATGACTTAGAAGTACAATCTAGTAGTGGAATAGTAGATAGACTTATTGAAGGATCTTTTATAATTACCCCAGAGGTAACTAGATAATGACTGATGGAAGAGTAACAGTTGAATTAATTGAAAATCCTATAACATTAGATGTAACTGAAGAAAACGTAATAGTATCCGTAACTGAACAACCAGTTGAAGTAACAATAGGTTTTTCTGGACCACAAGGTCCTAAAGGTGATAAGGGTGATAATGGCGATGTACAGGTTGAAGACTTATCTTATGTTCATACACAAAATGTTGCATCCTCATCATGGAGCGTAACTCATGGCTTGGGATTTATTCCCAATATTACAGTAATAGATTCTGCAGGATCAGTGGTTGAGGGGTCATACACTTATTCTGAAGATGGCAATACTGTAACTTTATCTTTTTCGAGTCCATTCTCGGGAAAGGCATATCTATCATAAGGAGGTAGAAAAATGGCTAGAAAATTTTTAACACCAATTAACTTAAATCAATTGGAATTGCAAAATGCCGTTATTCAAAATCTTGGTAGTAATCCCGAGACTGGCGTAGAAGGTCAATTATATTACAATAGTAATGCTAATGAACTTCGTGTTTATGACGGTTCAAGTTGGCTTCCAGTTGGTTCAACTGAAGCAATTGGCGATGCCTTAGATAATATTATTGTTGACGGTACAGGAATTTCAACATCATATAATGATGGTGCTGGAACTCTAACTATAACCAATACTGGAGTAACAAGTTTAACTGGAACTGCAAGTGAAGTGACTGTATCTGCATCAGCAGGTGCTGTAACAATAGGATTGCCCGACACAATCGTTGCAAATCTTACTGGAACTGCAGCATCAGCAACTTTTGCAACAACTGCTGGAACAGCAAATGCTGTAGCAGCAAATTCTGTTGCTTTAGGTACTGATACAACAGGAAACTATGTAGCAACAATAACAGGAACAGCAAACGAAGTAGAAGTTTCTGGATCTGGTAGCGAGTCTGCTGCTATTACAATTGGTCTTCCCGACAACGTAACACTAGGTGGAAACTTAGTTGTATCTGGAAATCTAACAGTAAGTGGTAGCACAACTTATCTTAATACTGAAACATTAACAGTAGAAGATAATATTGTTCTATTAAATTCTGGAGTAACGGGAGTACCATCAACTAATGCTGGACTAGAAATAGAAAGAGGAGATTCTCCAAATACCTCACTTATTTGGAATGAATCAACAGACTCTTGGTCTGCAACAAATGATGGAACTAACTACCATGCACTAGCAAGAAAATATGTAGAAAATGTTGGAAATAGTGCAAGTACTGTATTTGCTCTTACTCACAATTTAGGAACTCGTGACGTAACAGTTCAAGTATTTGACAACTCAACATATGAAACAGTAGAAGTTGATATCGCAAGAACATCAACAACGGTAACAACAGTAACATTTGCTGTTGCACCATCAAGCAATGCATATAGAGTAGTAATAACAGGGTAAATTTAAAAAGGGGTAGAAAAAAATATCCCTTTTTAGTAAAGAGAGAATATGGCAAAGAAATTTTTAACTAGTATAGAACTAGCAAATTTATCTTCAGATCCTGCAAGTGGCTCTGAAGGAGAACTATATTTTAATACTGTTAATAATGCTATAAAAGTATATTCTGATGGAGTCTGGATTTTTTTAAATACCTCGGCTTCAGCAGGAATAATTGATGGGGGAGGGCCTTCAACGGTCTTCTAAAAATAAAATTTAGTTGTATGCGATAGTGTATAATTAATTTTGGGGGTATAATCTCTGTGGCAACAAGAATTCAGTTAAGAAGAGGTATCGCTTCTTCTTGGACTAGTTCCAATCCAATCTTAGCATCTGGCGAAGTTGGAGTAGAAACTGACACTAATAAAATAAAAATTGGTGATGGTTCTTCTAATTGGACCGAACTAGATTATTTTGCAGACGTATATGCTGCTTCAGCCTCAATTATAGCCTACATAAATTCTGAAATTGGTGACCTGATTGATTCAGCACCTGCACTCCTTGACACACTAAACGAACTAGCAGCAGCAATTGGTGATGATCCATCATTCTTTAGCAATATTGCTACTACCATAAATTCTGCTTCAGCAACGGCCTACGCATCAGCCTCAGCATATACAAATGCTCAAATTAATGCTTTAACTACTTCTGACATAGAAGAAGGAAGTAGGCTTTATTTTACAAACCAAAGAGCCTTAGATGCAACAGCGGGAGCCACTTCGTCTGCATCTGCTTATGCACTTTCTCAAGCAAACTCATACTCAAACTCCGCATCGGCTGCGGCTTATGCTTCAGCAAGTGCTAACACTTTGTCTCAAATAAATGCTTTAACAACTACAGACATTGAAGAAGGAACTAATAAATACTTTACAAACCAAAGAGCAATTGATGCAGCAAGTGCTACATACATTCTTCAAACAAGCCAACAGTCAATTATTAATACTGCTTCTGCAGCCGCAGTAACTGCAGTACTAGACGGTGCACCAGGTGCACTAGATACCCTTAACGAATTAGCAGCAGCATTAGGAGATAATCCAGATATTCTATCTACATTTATTACTTCAAATACCGCCTCAGCAACATACTTAACTCAAGCAGACTATGCTTCAGCGTCACCAAACTTTGCAACAGACGCAGAACTTGCTTCAGCAATCGTAACAGCCTCAGCAGCCGCAGTAGTATACGCAGATGCACTAACAACAGCAGACATTGCAGAAAACACAAACCTATACTTCACAAATGAAAGAGCAGTTAACGCAGGATCAGCAACTTACATATTACAGTCAAGCCAACAAGGAATAATCAATAGCGCATCTGCCACAGCATATGCAAGCGCAAGCGCTTATACAAATTCTGAAATAAACGCTTTAACTACTAACGATATTCCAGAACCTACTGTTGCTGGAAATGAAACATTTACCGTAACAAATAGTGGAACTGGTGCATACGTTGTTGCTGCCGTAAACAATCCAACATTTAATTTAGTAAAGGGAAATACTTATACATTTGTTATAAATGCAAGTGGACATCCATTTTGGATTCAGTCAGCATCTGGAGGATATAGTTCTGGGAATATTTATTCAACTGGAACAACAAATCTTGGTACAGATAACGGAACAATAACTTGGACAATCCCATTAAATGCTCCGAATACTTTATATTACGCTTGTCAATTTCATTCATCAATGCAAGGAACAATCAATCTTGTTGATCCTGGTAATTTATACTTTACTCACGAAAGAGCAATTAATGCAGCAAGTGTAACTTTTATACCATTATCAAGTCAACAATCAATCATTAACAGTGCTTCTGCCGCAGCAGTAACAGCGGTGTTAGACGGTGCACCTGGTGCACTAGATACCCTCAATGAACTAGCAGCAGCATTAAATGATGACTCAAGTTTTGCAACTACAGTAACAAATTCTTTAGCAGCAAAACTAGATGCTTCATCAGCATCAGCAACTTATTTAACTCAAGCAAATGCTTCAGCAAACTATGTTGCAAAAAATGCAGACGGTATAGAATATATTCAAGATCAATCATCAAGTTTATTTATTCACTCAAATCATACAAATATAACAGCAACATATGATGATGCTAATAATCAAGTTATATTAGTTGGCTCTGCAGGTGGTGGTGGATCTGCTAGTAGTGGTGGAGCAAGCATTATTGTTTCAGCAAGTGCTCCTGTAGGGGCCGTAGAGGGTGATGCCTGGTTTGATAATACTGATGGGTCATTTTATGTGTATGACGGCACTTTCTGGGTAGAAACAGCCCCTGAAGGCTCTGGAAGCACCGATGGTGGAAGTTTTACAAGATGGTCTAAGACTTATAGTGGAAGTGCAACATTAATTTCGGGTACAGATGATGATTTATTTAGTTTAAATTATACTCCAGGATTAGAACAAGTATTTATTAATGGTATTTTACAAGATATTTCTAACTATACCGCCACAAGTGGCAGTACTATAGTTCTAAATGAAGCGGTAGTTAATAATGACGTAGTAGAAGTTATAGCAGTACAATCATTTAATTTTGCAGATGCATATACTAAAGCAGAAATAGATCAAAAGGTTTCTAACTATACCCGCTGGACAAAAACAATGGGTGCAAGTGCTACAACAATTTCTGGCTTAGACGACAGTTCTCTTACCCTATCTTATACAGTTGGTAATGAAGAAATATTTGTAAACGGTATTTTATTAACAAGAACCACTGACTATACTGCAACAAGTGGCAGCACCGTACTTCTAGTTGAAGCGGTATCTTCGGGGGATATAGTAGAAATTAAATCTCATGAAATATTAAACGTAGGAAATCTATATACTCAAACTCAAGCAGATGCTAGATATGAAATAAAAAGAAATACTTATATAGTTAATGGTCCTTATACTGCAAGTATTAATGATGTTATTTTTGTAAATACCTCGGCTAGTGCACATACTATAACACTACCTGCTACTCCTATATTGGGTCATAAAGTGCTTATTTCCGACTTATCTAATAATGCTAATATTAATAATATTACTGTTGGTAGAAATAGTGAAAAAATTGACGGGGTAGAAGAAAATTTCACTATAGATGTAAACAATGGTAGTGTAGAATTTATATATACTAATACTACTTATGGATGGAGGACTATATAATGGCAAAATTAAGTAATATTTTAACTACTAGAAGTTCTCAAGGTCCTTCTGATAATTTTAAGAACTTAATTATTAATGGTGATATGCAGATTGCCCAACGTGGTACATCCACAGCATCTATTACTACAAGTAACTATTACACAGTAGATAGATTTAACTTTACTGTAGGAAGTATGGGAACTTGGACAATGTCTCAAGAAAACGATGCACCAACAGGTTCAGGTTTTCGTAAATCAGTAAAAATTCTTTGCACAACTGCTGATGCTTCTCCTGCTGCAAGTGATCAAGTTAGATTAGATACTTATTTAGAAGGTCAAAACCTTCAACATATTAAAAAAGGGACCGCTGCTGCAGAACAGTTAACTCTTTCTTTTTGGGTTAAATCAAATGTTACTGGTACTCACACTGTTAGATTAGTTGATTACGACAACACTAGAGGTGACTCTGCTTCTTACACTATTAGTGTTTCAGGAACTTGGGAAAAGAAAACTATTACGTTCCCCGCTGATACCACTGGTGCATTTGATAACGATAATGCTGCTTCTTTAGGTTTAATTTTTGGTCTTGGTTTTGGAAGTAATTTTACTTCTGGTACTTTACAAAGTACTTGGGGTTCATATACTGATGCTAATTCACACGTTGGTCAGGTTAACGTTGCATCAGCAATTAATAACTACTGGCAGGTTACTGGTGTTCAACTTGAGGTTGGTGATACTGCTACACCCTTTGAGTTTCTTCCTGCACAACAAGAACTTGCACAATGTCAAAGATATTATACAAATCTTTACCCATACGGTGCAGTAGGTTCATTTTATAGTACAACTCAATGTAAAGTTAGTTTTACTAATCCAGTTCCTATGAGAACGGATGCAGTTATGACTGTAAAATCTGCAACATATACGGATATGATAGAACAAACTGGTGTGGCATTAAGAACACCTACAAGTATATCTGCAAACTACGCAGGTGTTGCTGGTCAAGTAATTCATTTACAAGGAATGTCTAGTGCTACCACGGCTCACGGTGCAATATATCGTTGGGGTGGAGACATAACCACTATTTCCTTTAGTGCGGAGTTATAATGTATAAAATAAAAACAGGTGATGAACTTAATCAATCATTTATTATTAAAATAGAATCTGATAAAACATTATGGATTCCTTTAAATGAATCACTTAATGAATATCAAGAATATTTAAAATGGGTTTCTGAAGGCAACACAGCAGAAGAATGGGTGGCAGAATAATATGGGTAGAGCAAGAGATATATCAAAAGTATTTTCTACAAATACCGCGTTGGCTACGGATAGTGAAATTTCTGCATTTAATTATTTAACACAGGCTAGTGCCTCAACTGTATATCAAACTAAGTCTGCTACAGGATTGATTTTACTAACCCCAACTTCAATAACTGCTACAGGCGGAAGTGGATCAATAGGAACAAATGGAACTGTTAGTTTTACATCTACATCTTCAATATCTTTAAATACTATATTTAATTCATCATATAATAATTATAGAATATTAGTAGATATAACATCAAATAGTGCTAATGATGGATGGCATTTTTTAAAACTTCGTTCAGGTACAACTGACGCAAGCACTACGTATTACTATGCTTTTTGGGCAAGAACTCATGCAGGATTTGACGTATCACAACAAGGAAACAATGTTTCAAGTTTTAAAGTAGGTCAAATGGATAACTCTGCAACTGGATACCAAGGTTATTTTATAGACCTTATTGACCCCTTTACTGCAAATAAAACAAAAATGGGACACTACGGTTCAGCAATAACTGATTCATCAGTAGTTCAAGGATTTGCTGGTGGAGGAGTACATGATGTTTCTTCTTCATATGATGGCTTTAGTTTAATTAGTGAAAATGGAAACATTACTGGTTCTATTTCAGTTTACGGATACAATAAATGATCGGGTATAAAGGAGATATAATATAACTATGTCAAGAACAAGAGATATAAGTAAGTTATTGAATGATAGTGTTACTATTTCTACCCTCGATGAATTAGCAACGGTAGCAGAATTAGACACTATTGACGCTGATAATAATCCAGATATATTAATGCAACTAGGAGGTTAAAATGGCTACAAAAACATATAAAGTATTAGCACAAAATGCACCTAGTGCAACAAGCAATACTGATATTTATACCGTTGGAGCAGGGGTACAAACAATTGTATCTACTATTACTGTTTGTAATAGATCTACAAGCGCTACTACATATCGTATTGCAATTAGACCTAATGCTGAAACATTAGCAAATAAGCACTATATTGCATATGATGTTGCATTGGCTGCAAATGATACTACTGCCATAACCATAGGTGCAACCTTAGATGCATCTGATGTTATAACAGTTTATGCCGCTACTGCAGATACTTCATTCAACATTTTTGGATCGGAGATAACTGCATAATGGCAATTACTAGTTTATCTACATCATCATTGGTTTCTGGTGTTAAGCGTAGAAGAGTTTGGGATCAAACTGCTACTACCGATGGATTTTTTCAGATTGCTACTACTACATTAAATGTTGCTGCTTCTAGCATTACTTTTTCTAACATTCCACAAGATTATACCCATTTGCATATTAGAGGTATTGCTCGTTCAACCACTGCTGCTTCATCTGTTAATACTATTTTAAGATTTAATAGTGATACTGGAGCAAATTATGCTAGTCATTATTTAACAGGAAATGGTAGTTCTGGTATATCAGGTAACGAAACTAGTTCTACTTATATTTATACTGGTGCAGTGATTGCTTCTACTTCTCTTGCTAATTCTTTTGAGGCTTGTGCTATAAACATTTTAGATTATTCAAATACTAACAAATTTAAGACTGTAGCAACTTTGTCAGGTTGGGATGCTAATGGTAGTGGTATTACTGGTTTGTGGTCTGGTCATTGGCGTTCAACAAGTTCTGTAACATCAATTATTTTATTGCCAAATCAAAATAATTTTGCACAATATTCTTCTTTTGCTCTATACGGAATTAAGGGATAATAATGGCTGCAACGTACACACCGATAGCATCAACAATACTAGGGGTAAATGCTTCTTCTATTACTTTTAGTTCTATTCCACAAACATATACTGATTTAATTGTTATATTTAATGGCAGAACTGACGGAGACGAAAATACAAATCTTCAGTTTAATTCTGATACAACTAATAATTATTCTGTTACTGCTTTGTATGGTAATGGTTCAACTGTTACATCAAACCGAGATAGTAATGTTAGTTCAATTGGCTTAGGTGGTATTTCCTCTGGTTCTGATGAGCAAGGAACTGTTATTGTTCAAATTTTTAATTACGCTAACACGACAACAAATAAAACTGTTATTAGCAGAGCAAACAACAGTACTTATGTTCAACTAAGGGCTGGAATTAGACGTAGTATGGAAGCAGTTTCTGCAATAACCATTAAGGCTGATTCTACAACCTTTTTATCAGGTACAACTTTTAATCTCTACGGTATACAAGCAGGTAATGCATAATGCCTAATACATATAAAAAAATAGCAAGTGTAGTAGTAGGATCTGGTGGTACTTCTGCTATTAATTTTACTTCTATACCCCAAACTTTTACTGATTTAAAAATAGTTTTTTCTACTAGGGCCAATCGTTCAGGAGAGCAGGTTGATTTAGCCCGAATTACATTTAATGATTCTAATTCAAACTATTCTAGACGTGATCTTTATGGTGACTACACAGCAGCATATTCCTCATCAAGTTCTGGAGCCTCATCGTATTTACCTCAAGGTTTTAGCCCTGCATCATCAGCAACTGCAAACGTATTTAGTAATAATGAAATTTATATATCAAATTATACAAGTTCTAATTTTAAATCTATTTCATCAGATATTGTTACTGAAAATAATAGTGGAACAGCGAACTACGGATATTTAACAATAAGTGCTGGTTTATGGTCTGACACTTCTGCAATAACAAAAATTACAATTACTAATCATATTGGAACAGGGTTTTCCCAACACACTACCGCCACTTTATACGGTATAGGTGATGTTCCATCTAAATTTGCAAAAGCAGTAGGTGGAATGATTACAACTGATAGCACATATGTATATCATACTTTTACATCATCTCATGTATTTATTCCTAATCAGAATTTAACTGTTGACTACCTAGTAGTTGCAGGTGGTGGCGGCGGTGGTGCAGGAAATGGTGCAGGTGGTGGAGCAGGAGGATTGCGTTGCACAGTCGGAGCAACAGGCGGCGGAGGTTCACTTGAAACCCCACTAAGTTTAACTGCTAGCACAAGTTATACAGTAACTGTTGGTGCAGGTGGCATAGGCGGAACAAGTAATGGTCAAGGTGCCAATGGAAGCAATTCTTCATTTTCAACTATAACTTCTATTGGTGGTGGTGGTGGTGGTGCTTACGATGCAGGTCCTGACGTTCCTGGTAAAACAGGTGGTTCAGGTGGTGGTGGTGGTACCAATAGTGCTCAATCAACTCCTGCAGGAAGTGGAACAGCAAATCAAGGATATGCTGGTGGAGTAGGTAATTCAACTAATTTAACTGCTGGTGGTGGTGGCGGTGCAGGTGGTGTGGGTACAGCAGGTAACGGAACAGTTCCTGGTATTGGTGGAAATGGTGTAACAACATCTATTTTTGGTATATCAACAGCATACGCTGGTGGTGGTGGCGGTGCTGGAAATGGTACAGGCGCTGCTGGTGGAACTGGCGGTGGTGGTGCTGGTTCAAATACTTCTCCCGTTGCTGGAACTGCGTTTACTGGTGGTGGTGGTGGCGGTAAATCTACTGGTGGAGATGGTGCTGCTGGTGGATCAGGTATAGTAATAGTGAGGTATCTAAGATAATATGTCACATTTTGCACAAATAGATAATAATAATATTGTTTTACAAGTATTAGTTATTCCTGATTTTCAAGAACATAGAGGACAACAATATCTTGCAAATGATTTAAATTTAGGTGGAGTATGGATTCAAACTTCTTATAATAATAGAATTAGAAAAAATTATGCTGGTATTGGATATAAATATGATGAAGAGTTAGATGCTTTTATACCGCCAAAACCAGAAATTGGTGAATGGAACTTAAACGAAGAAACTTGTTTATGGGAAGAAGTAAATTAATTACGTAATGCTATAATGAGAGAGGTGATATAACTTGGCTACAATTTTTCCTGCATCCCCCGCCGTAAATGATACATTTAAATCAGACGGTACCACTTGGAAGTGGAACGGATCTGCTTGGACTTTTTTCAGTGGTGTAGGCACAGTAGGTGGTGGCGGAGACGCTACCGTAGCATTTCAAGTAGATCAACCAGACACTGCATCTTTAGATGCTGGTGCATTATGGATCGATAGCGATGAAGACGCAATTTCAGGATTATTACCAGCAACATTTACTCGTTGGATTTCAGTATTAAGTGCTAGTGCAACAACATTATCAGGATTAGATGACAATGCTTTATCTTTAATTTATACAGCAGGATATGAAAAAGTATTTATAAATGGTACTTTATTAGTAAGAGGTTCTGACTATACCGCGACAACTGGGAACACAATTGTTTTAACAACAGCAGCAGAAAGTGGAGATGCCGTTGAGGTTCACTCTTACGAATCATTCCAAATTGCAGATACCTATACACAGGCTGCAGCAGACGCAAAATTCTTTGCAATAGACGAATCTAGAATAGATCGTTGGACAAAAACTTACTCAGCAAGTGCAACAACAATTACTGGGGTAGATGATTATTCTGAATCCCTATTATATACTTCTGGATTAGAATCTCTTTATATTAACGGTGTATTAGTAGATCCTTCTGAATATACCCGCACAAGTGCATCAGTGATCACACCTGACGAAGCAATTGTATCTGGAGATGTTGTAGATTTAATTATACCTAAAGCATTTGAAGTAGCAAACACTTATACCATCGCACAAATAGATGCTAAATATAATACTAGAACTAGATGGACAAAAACTTTCTCTGCTTCTGCTACCGTAATTAGCGGGGTAGACGATAATGCATTATCTTTATTATATACTGCTGGATATGAAGAAGTTTATTTAAATGGAATTTTACTTACCCCGATTACTGATTATGCAAGAACTTCTGCTTCAGTAATTACCCTAGGATCCGCGGTAGTAACAAGCGATATTATAGAAATAGTAAATACTCAACCATTTAATGTGGCTGATACTTATACTACTACTCAAGCAGATAATAGATTTTTAACACAATCTAGTGCTAGTAGCACATATGTTAATCAAAATACAAGAATAGGTTTTTCTGCAAGAATTTCTACTAATCAATCAATTGCAACCATTACTTGGACTAAGGTTCAATTTGATACAGAAGTTTTTGATAGTGCGGGAGTTTATGATCCAGTAACAAACTATCGCTTTACTGTACCATCTGGTCAAGGTGGAGTATATTTGCTTGGTATGGATGTTGCTTGGGGTATCTATAGTGCGGCTCACCAATTTCAATTTGGTTTTTATAAAAATGGATCTAATTTAGAAAATAACGCTATTTTATGGCGTGATAGTGGTTCAGATGTAGTTGCTGGAACCTGGTCAAAATTAGTAAGTTTAAATGCTGGTGATTATATTGAGGCTATGGTTTATCATAATCGTGGTTCTAATGCAACCCTTTATTCACCTCATGCTAATTTTTGGGGGCATAAAATATAATGGGTAGAGCAAGAGATCTAGCAAACATATTATCTAGTAGTGGTAATGTTGCTTTGGATAGTGAATTAGGATTGTCTTTAATTACCCCGACTTCTTTCACTGTTACTGGTGGTAGTGGAACTATATCTTCAACTGGTAAAATTTCTTTAACAAGTGCTACTGCAGTTAAAGTTAATGGATGCTTTTCAAGTTCTTATGATAACTATAAAATTATTATTGCTGGAACTAACACATCTACTTCTGTTGCTGGGTGTAGTATTAAATTTGTAAAAAATACAGTTGAATCATCTAGTAATTATTTTTATACATATATTTATGCAGGTAATTCCGCTGGTCCATCTAGAAGTTATGCTGGTTCGGCAGCACAATGGTCTTCTGGTGCAATGGGAGATTATTTTAGTTCTAACATTTATGAAATTGTTGAACCTTTTGTATCCGCAAGCAGAACAAACTATTATTCAAACTATACCGCTGTAGCAAGTACCAATAATGAAATGGGGATTGTAAATGGTTTTCATGTAACAACAGATTCTTATGATGGTTTTAGTTGGAGTGGCGGAACTTTTACTGGATCATTATCAATTTACGGATATAGAAAATAGGAAAAGGAGGTAAATTATGTCAGAAGAAATCAGAGTATCTGAAACTAACGCAGCAACTGGAGAAACAGTTGTTAGAGTGTTAGAAGGTGCTGAACTTGAAGCGTTCTTGGCTGATCGTGCAGCAATGCAAGCAGAACAAGAAGCAAGAGAAGAAGCAGCAGCAGAAAAGGCTGTAGCAAAAGCAGCGATTCTAGAAAGACTTGGATTAACAGAAGAAGAACTAGCAACAGTTCTTTCATAATTTTCCACGGTATAAATAGAATTAAGATATAATTAAAGGAGATTATCATGGGTAGAACTAGAGATGTAAGTAAGATTTTAACTTCGAATACCTCGATTTTAAGTCTTGCGTCTGCTAGTTCTACTTATCAAACTATTGCTAAAACAGGATTAATAGAACTTACTCCATTAACAATATCTGTTACTGGTGGTAGTGGATCAATTAGTACAACTGGTGCTGTATCCTTTACAAGTGCTTCAGCAGTTTCTTTGAATAATGTATTTAGTTCAACTTATGACAATTATAGAATTGTAGTAACAGGACTACCAAGTACAGCGGCACAATTTCAATTTAGATATAGAGTTTCTAGTAGTGATGATTCAACAACAAATGCTTATGTAAGACAAAGAACTAACTCAAACAATACAACAATTAGTGGTTTTAGGGATACTACAACAATGTATCTTTTAGGTTATTGGAATACTACTTTAGTAAACACTATTAGTATGGATGTATATAATCCATTTTTGGCTACCTCAACTGGATTATATGCAACTGCTTTAACTTCAAGTGATGGTGCCCAATCTCAGTTAAATTTGGCTACTCATAATCAAAATACTTCTTATACAGGTTTTACAATATTTCCAGATGCTGGAACTATTACAGGTACAATTTCAGTCTATGGATACAACAAATAAGGGAGGTATGATTAATATATGACTAGAGCAAGAGATGTGAGTAGATTAGTTACTACCCCGCCAAATATTTATGCAACTGACACAGAAACTTCATCAGCAGGGTATTTAACTAATGCTTCTGCCTCTTCTTCCTACTTAACACAAGCATCTGCTTCTACTATATATAAAGGGTCTAATTTTCGTAACTTGATTATTAATGGTGATATGCAGGTTGCCCAACGTGGTACATCTGCTTCTTCTTTAACAACTACTGGCTATAGAACTGCAGATAGATGGCAGTTTCAAATAACTACCCAAGGTACTTGGACTATGAGTGTTGAAAATGATGCACCTACAGGTTCTGGTTTTAGAAAATCAACTAAAGTTTTATGTACTACTGCTGATGCTTCACCTGCCGCTGGAGATGTTGTACTTTTAAGTCAAACTATAGAAGGACAAAACCTTCAACAAATCAAAAAGGGTACAGCAGCAGCCGAACAATTAACTGTTTCTTTTTGGGTTAAATCAAATGTTACTGGTACATATATATTTGAAATATATGATGCTGATAATACAAGAGCAATATCTAAATCTTACACAATATCTGCATCTGGTGTTTGGGAATATAAAACAATTACTATTCCTGCAGATACTACTGGTGCTTTTGATAATGATAATGATGCTTCTGTTTTTATTCAATGGTTTCTTGGTGCTGGAAGTAACCTTACTTCTGGTACTTTAAATAGTTCTTCTTGGGTTTCACCAACTACTGCTAATCGTGTTGTTGGTCAGGTTAACCTTGCATCAGCAACCAGCAACTACTGGCAAATTACTGGTGTTCAATTAGAAATTAGTGCTACCGCTACACCTTTTGAGTTTGAGCCTTTTGAAACAACATTGCGTAAATGTCAAAGATATTATCAAAAATCTTACAATCAATCAGTTTTTGCTGGAGCCACAGGAACTGAAGCACAAGCAGTAATATGGTCTTCAGTAACAACAGGTGGTTACGGAAGTGCAATACCTGTTTTCCTTAAAGTACCTATGAGAGCAGCCCCAACTGTAACTATTTATAACCCATCAACTGGTGCTAGTGGAAGCATTTATGGTCTTAGTGCTGCAAATAGTTTTAGTGGTATTGCTGATTATATTAATCAAAATAGTTTTTCAATGTATGCAACAGCAACGCAATCTCCTGCTGGATATTTAATTGGTGCTAACTACGTAGCACAGATAGAGTTATAATTATGTATAAAATATTATTAGTAAACAACAGAAAAATATTACAAAGAATATCAGATAGTGCTTCTATTCCTTTTGATGAAGCAAACAATGATTACAAAGAATATTTAGAGTGGGTTGCCAAAGGCAACACAGCAGAAGAATATATTCCAGAGGAGGTATAATTAAAATATGGCATCAGCACAAATATTAACAAATGGTAAAGCCTTATATGCTTATAATGGTACAGAATGGGTACCTTTAAATACTACTGGGAATTTAGTTAATTCTACCCGCTGGCAAAAAGTTATGACAGGTGGAGAAACATCTCTATCTGGTAATGATGATAGTGGAGAGTCTTTAATTTATACCCCTGGATATGAGCAGGTATATCTTAATGGTGTTCTACTAGCAAGAGATGCTGACTATACAGCAACCACAGGAACGACTATAACAGGCCTTACAGCCTTAACTGCGGGGCATATAGTAGAAATCATAGCCTATAACAATATAAATGTAGGAAATACATATACACAAGGACAAATAGATAATAAGATTGCTAATACATTTACTAGATGGATAGATACATTAAGTGCTTCTGCAACGGTATTAAGTGGATTAGATGATAATTCTACTACTCTTTCTTATACCCCTGGTTTAGAACAAGTATATGTTAATGGAATTTTATTATTACCTTCTGAATATACCGCGACAAGCGGATCCAGTGTCGTGCTCTCAGAAGCGGCGGTATCTGGAGACGTAATTCAAATTTATACCTTAAAGAATTTTAGAGTTCCTAATACTTATACTATTGCACAAACTGATGATCAATTTTTAACTAAAACTAGTGCTAGTAGCACATATTTAACGCAGGCTGCTGGAATTACTGCAGCAACGGCTTCTGCTACATATGCTCCTATTGCGGCTGGTGGTTTAGTATTGTTAGCATCAGCAACTTTATCTGGAACATCAACTGTTGTTTCAAGTATCAGCCAAGCATATAAAAACCTTGTTGCTGTTATTGAAAACGCTAACATTGCTACCTCAGGTTACTGGCTTGTTAGACCTAATGCTTCTGGTTCAACTCGTGGTTGGCAGTCTCGTGTTGTTGGTACATCTTATGGTACTAACTCTGGTACTGATTTATCTCTTGATGCTGGTACTTCTTTGAAGGCTGCTGATACAACAAATATTACTATTGTTAAGTTTCCTAATTATACTTCTACTACTAGTTACAAAATTTTTACACACGATACAGCATTTTTAAATGGTTCTAGTGCAAGGTTTATGGGCACTGGTTCTGCTGTGTATGAATCAAATACTGCTATTACTTCTATTGAAGTTTTTGCACAGTATTCTATGTCTGGTGGAACTATTAAAGTTTATGGGGAAATATAATGGCTAGATCAAGAGATATATCAAAGGTTTTATCTTCTAATACTACCCTGGCTACTGACGCTGAGGTGGCTGCTAGTTATTTAACTACTGCTAGTGCCTCAACTGTATATCAAACTAAGGCTACTGCTGGATTAACACTTCTTACACCTGCTTCAATTACAAATACAGGAGGAACTGCTTCAATTGGAACAAATGGTACTGTATCTTTTTCTAGTGCTAGTGCAATATCTTTAAATGATGTGTTTAGTACAAATTATGAAAATTATCACGTAGTATTAAATTTTAATGCTACTGCTGCTCAATCATTAATAAGTTTAAGATTTAGAGTTAGTGGTTCAGATAACTCAAATAATGATTACTATCGTGCAGCAATTTCTAAAGATTCATCTTTATCAACAATCAATAACGAAAACGCTGACCCAACAACAAGTTATAGAATTGGAACAACTGGTAATAATAATGCATTAGTAAGTTTAAATATTAGTTCACCATTTCAAACTGCTCAAACAACTATTGTAAATAATGGTGTTGGAATAAATAATACTAATGAAGCAAGTTGGTTTGTTGGTGGTGGAGGTTTTGGTAGTACTACTTCATTTACAGGTTTTTCATTATTTCCTAGTAGTGGAACCATAACAGGTACAGTTTCAGTTTACGGTTACAACAAATAATGCGGGTATATAAAATTAAAAGGAGATATAATTAATATATGAGTAAAGCAAGAGATGTAGCGGAGATTATTTCTACCCCGCCTTCTATATATTCAACTGATGCAGAAGTTGCTGCTACTTATTTAACGCAGGCTTCTGCGTCTACTACTTATTTAACACAAGCAAATAATAGAACTGCTTTTAAGAATCTGATTATTAATGGTGCTATGCAGGTTGCCCAACGTGGTACATCAACAGCATCTATAACTTCAGATACCTATGCAACAACTGATAGATGGAGATTATTACCAAGTTCTCAAGGTACTTGGACTATGAGTGTTGAAAACGATGCACCAACAGGTTCAGGTTTTAGAAAGTCTACAAAAGTTCTTTGTACTACTGCTGATGCATCTCCTGGAGGTGCGGATTATGTTCGTTTAGACCAACGTATTGAAGGACAAAATCTTCAAGTAGTTAAAAAAGGAACTGCTGCTGCAGAACAATTAACTATTTCTTTTTGGGTTAAAGCAAACGTTACTGGTACTTACATTGTTAGTCTTTATGATGTTGACAATAATCGTGTTGTATCAAAATCATATACTATTAATGCTTCAGCAACTTGGGAATATAAAACTATTACTTTCCCTGCTGATACTACTGGTGCTTTTGATAACGATAATGAGGCTTCTTTAATATTAATATTTAGATTAGGTGTAGGAAGTAACTATAGTTCTGGTACTTTGCAAACTACTTGGGCTACTTATTCTGATGCTAATTCTTCTGTTGGTCAAGTTAACCTTGCATCAGCAACTAACAACTACTGGCAAATAACTGGTGTTCAACTTGAGGTTGGTGCTACTGCTACACCTTTTGAGTTTAAACCTTTTGCACAAGATTTAGAACAATGTCAAAGATATTTTCAAAGATTTAATGGTGGATATGGTTGGGTTGGTGCTGTTGGAACAAGTTTAAATAATGGAACAATAGGTGCAACTTTAATGACAGAAATGAGAACAATCCCATCACTTGCTCGTAGTGGTTGTCAAATAAATGATTATTGGACAAATGGTTATTCTATTACAGGTATAACATATTGGGAAGGTTCAACTAAATGGGTTGGTGCAACGTTTACTGCTAGTGGAAGTTTTAGTGGTAGATTTTATGCATTTGTTCGAGATTTAGTTAATACTTCTGGTACTGATTATATTGATGCAAGTTCGGAGTTATAATATGGAATATAAATTAATATTTAGTGTTTCAAAAAATAAAAATATGGCAGTTAATCGTTCTGATGGCTGGTCAATTCCGTTAGATGAAGCAAACACAGATTATAAACAATACCTTGAATGGGTTGCTGAAGGCAACGAAGCAGAAGTAGAGGAAGTAGAATAATGGAACCCAGAGGGTATATAAAACTATCCTTAATGCTATAATAAAGAGGGTATATTTATTTTTATACCCCGCTCTTTAGGAGGAGATTAACATCGCTTTTCCAGGTACCTATAATATTGCTTACTACCGTGGCGACCAATACGATTTTGTTATAAACCCTAAAAATCCTAACGGAGCAGCCTTTGACTTAACTGGTTATACTAGTTTATTTACAATAGCAACAGAACGTGGAAATTCAGCAGCCTTTGTTGGCTATGCATCCGCTTCAGTAGATGCTTCAGATGATACAGTTACTTGTAAAATTTCACCTGCATTAGGATCACAACTTTCAGGAACATCGTATGTTTATGACATAGAAATTAGAAAAACTTCAACATCTGCAACCTATACTTTATTAACAGGAAATATTTCCGTCACACAGGATGTAAGCCGTACAGGGCAAGGGTAGTTAAATGGCAATTACCACTGTTGTAAATACTGATGAAATTACAGTTCTTGGTCCTCCAGCATCTATTGATTTACAAGTCGACATTGGACCTAAAGGTGAACGCGGAAGTTTAATTTTTGCTGCACCAGGAGAACCAACAAGTGTTTCGGGTAGCGTAGCATTTATAAATGAATCTCCAAAACTAGGTGACTTATTTATTAATAATGATACTAATAGTTTAGATTATGGATCTATTTATCAACGTACCGCCGTTCCTGGAAATCCAGATACTTGGACATTTATTATTGAATCAGGACTAAGAGGACTACAAGGCGAAATTGGACCCGCTGGTCCCGCTGCCGATTTAGATATTGGAACTGTTTCTACAGGCGCTACTGCTAGTGCTTACATAACTGGTACCGCACCTAGCCAAGTCCTTAATTTAGTGCTTCCACAAGGCCCTACAGGCCCTACAGGAGCCGCTGGAGCAACAGGTCCTACTGGTCCTGCTGGACCTCCAGGTCCCGTTGGTAATACTGGACTAACTGGTGCTACTGGTGCAACAGGTGCACAGGGTCCAATAAATGAAGCAAGTTATTATAATGTATATGAATTTACAAGTGCTTCAGCAACATCAGCATCATTTACATATTTTGATCAAGACTTGATATCTTTTGTAACTAGTACATCTTATCCAGAAGTATATTATATAAATGGAGCACAAGGAAATAATTTAAATTTAATAAGAGGTAATTTATATAAAATTTCTATAAATACCCCTGGAAATCCTGCATATATTAGAAGTTTTTATACTACTTCTGCAAGTTCTATATATAATGAGGGTGTAGAAAATAATGGTGAAGACAATGGAGATATAATTATAAAAGTTCCATTTGATGCACCAAATAATTTATACCTTATATCTGATAATGAAAAAACTATGCAATTAGTTTTTAACATTGGAGACAGTATTACTGAATTTAATTATGAAAGTTTTGATTTAGAAGAGTATATAATAAATTCTTCAGGATCTGTACAAATAGGATTATTGGATACCGCAGTTTACAGAAGTGCTGATATAAATGTTCAAATAGAACAAAATGGAAACTATAAGCATAGTTTAGTATTATTAATTCATAATGATAGTACTGTAAATTTGCAAGAAATAGGAACAGTATCTTCTGGATCTATTACTAATACATTTAATGCTTATGTTGGTACAGTTGAAGAAGAATTTTCTCAACTTGCTGGTATTACTTATGCAGTAATAGGTCTTAGTGTTAATAATGCTTCAACATATCCAGCAACGGTAAAAGTTTCATTAAAGGATAAAGTTCTAAGATGAGGTATATAAATGGCTGAATTAATTAGTATTGCTTCCAACTACCCAGCAACTGAGTTTGATACCTTAATACCTCAACTTACAGATCCTGCTGATATTAGAGAGGCTTTCTTAGCCTACCACTTTGGTGTTTCTAATTTTGACGGATCAACAGATACCCCATCTTCAGACAGTATTCATTCTCATATTAAAGCATTTAAAGATTTACTAGAAGGCATTGCTGCTAGTGCTGTTTTAAGTTTATCTGGAACTGCTAATGAAATAACATTATCTGGATCTACTGGATATGTAACAATAGGGCTACCTGATGATGTTACGATAACAGATGATCTTACCGTAGGTGGAGATTTAAGCATAGTTGGTCCAGTTAGAGCAAATGTTGGAATAAACGTGTTTGCTAATTCTAGTGCTAGAAATTCATCACTAACTTCTCCAGTAGAAGGAACTTTAGCATACTTACAAGATACAAATCAACAAACCATATATTCTGGAACTGCTTGGGTAGGAATAGAAAATCATGGGACATTAGGTGCTAAAATAGATAATACAGAAGTTTTGGCCCTTTTAGGGTTATAGGAGAAAAATGGCAAATACATTTACAGTTCTTTATAGAGGTGCAACCCCAGTTGTTTCACCAACCAGTGCTAGTACAGTATATACTGTGCCAGCCTCAACCACAACTTTAATAACAAATATAGTTGTAAGCAATTCTGATACTAGTGCTAGAACCTATGCAATTTATTTAAACAATATAGGCTTGGCTGTAGAATCTACAGTTCCAGCAAGAGATTCAGTAATTATTGATGCAAAGCAAGTTATGGTTACTGGTAATACACTAAGATTAGTAGCAAGTAATGCTGCTGTAAGTTTTCACGTAACTGGCTTAGAAATAACACCATAAGTATTGACACCACCATTCTAGGGGTGTACAATTATATACATGTTCTTGAAGGAGGACAATATGGAAACAGTACTAAATAAAAAGGTTTTAAGTTCAGCATTGAACGCCTTTGTAATTGCACTAGTAACACAATTCGTTGATTCTGGTGCAGATGTGTCTGCTCTAACAGGAGATGCTTTAAGCACAATCCTAAATTCAGCAGTTGCAGCAGCAGCATGGGTAGTAATCCGTGCCGTTAATCCAAAAGATACAAAATTTGGTATTGGTGCAAAGTTAGAAGCACCTGCTAAAAAGGCAGCAAAGAAATAACTATTTAATAAAATTAAGGGGGTAGAGATAATCTACCCTCTTTTTTATTGTGATAAAATTATAAAGAGGTAATAATGAGAATAGGATCTTCAACTTTAAATCAAAGCAAGACTATGTCTAAGAAAAATACCATAAAAGGTATTATTCCAAATAATTTTAAAAATTTTAACCCATCTATTACTGAAGAATTTGAAGTATTAAATGCTTGGGATCCACTAAGCGGAACATGGACCACTAATGGAACTACTTTATCTACATCAACCTCATCTTCATCATATCCATTATTAACCAGTTTTGACCTAAGATCTCAAAATATAACAGCAAATATGTCATTAGATAGTGCTGGTGCAGGCATAGCATTTTGGGTTCAAGATCCAGGTAATTGGTGGGCAG